ACGGGCGCGTTGTTCGTGATGCCGATTCGGATCGTGAAGTGATTTCAACATGGCAATGGATGCCGCGGTGGGGCCGCGTGCGTGTGGTATACGTCACCGCCGCGCCCGCGGCGGATGTGAAGGGCGCGATTTGCCGAATGGTTGACGGGTTGTATTCGTCAATCGGCAGGGATACCGCGTTGCGTTCGCAATCGTTGGGCGCGTATTCCGTCACATATGCCACGCCGGATGAGGCGGCGCGCGCGCAATTGCATTTGTTCAGCACGTTCCGCGGCGCGGGGGTGATTTGAAATGCCGATTGCCGGTTCATCGATGCCGATTCCGTTGGGGTTGTTGCAACAATCCGCGACGGTGACAACGCGAACCGCGGGGCAAGAAACATCCGGCGCGTTTGAATTGACGGCATCGACAACGTACACCGTTCGTTGTTTCGTGCAACCGAGTAGCACATCCGATTCCGCGATATACAAACGCGAAACGGGTACAACACAAATCACAATATTTCTTGCGCCGACAACATCAACGGGAACCAACACGGGTTCAATCATCAACCACATTGCAACGATAACGGTTGATGGTGTGGTGTACCAGGTGACGGGCGAACCGTTGAATTTGTGTTCAGCAGGGCGGGTATATCAATTGAACGTGTTTCGGGAAACATGAATGCCGCGGTTTGATTTCGCACAATGGCAACCGTTCATTCAGGCGACGAAAATCGCCGCGGGTTTTGGCGTGCAACGGATGGCGGAACGCGTTGTGCGGCATGTGCAGGAATCATTCCCGGCAATGGGAAAATTCAAACCGTCGCCGATAGGTTCACCGCCCGCGAAAAAACTTGGCGGGTTGCGCGATTCGATCACATACCAAATGCGAAACCCGGTGGTGGCGCGTGTTGGTTCATCGATCAAATACGGTGCATTGCACGAATTCGGCGGAACAATTCGGCCCGTCACCAAAAAGTTTTTGCGCGTTGCCGTCAACGATCAGGCCAAAGAATTGAACCTGCAAATTGGTACGAAATCGATTCGTGATGTTGGGCCGTTCCGCATATTCAAATCCAAACGCGGGAACCTTATGGCCATTGGTGAAGATAAGGTGACCGCCCGTTGGTATGCCACAAACGCGAAAGGAAAACGCGTTGAACGGCAAAAAACCAATGTTCCGATTTTTGTGCTGAAACCATTGGTGCAAATGCCCAAACGCCCGTTCATGCGGCCCGCGTTGGAGTGGACGCGCAACAATGCCGACATGCGCAATGCGTTTGTTCGCGGGATCAATTTCGGATTCAAACGGGCGGGGTACACCGCGAAGATTAGGGGGGTTGAATGAACGGCGCGGTTGTTGCGCGGGCGGTACTTACCCGCATTCAGGCGGATTCAACGTTGTATTCCGGCGGTGCGTGGACCGCGGCGTGCGCGGGCGGTGTTGCGTTCAACCGCGGCAACCCGTCGGCATTGGTGTTCCCTTTCATAGTCTACGGAATCACATGGACGGCGGACAACAATTTCACGGGCATTGAGGGCGTGTGCAATTTGACGTTCACCGTTTATGATGAAGACGCACGCGGGTTGGATCGCATTGAGGTTTTGATTGATCGGTTGATCGGTGATGCCATGATTGCATCCGGCAACCGATCAACGCCAACGTATGGGTTTCACAACCATTTGTTGGCGTTGCCAAGTTTGGGAACAACAAACGTGCAGGGTGCAACGTCGGAACGGTGGACGTTGGTAGGTTCGGACATTGCGCCCGGTGAATCGTTGCAGGTAAACACGGCAACCGTGACGTTCGCGGGCCGGGTTGGAAATCAGGCCGTGAACGTTTGAGGTAATCGAAATGCCATACATCATCACCGGATCAACAGCAACCTTGGCAAGCGTCACATCCGCAACCGATTTGAATCGGTTGTTGGTGACCGCGCTGAAAATCCAAGAGGTCACATATCAAATTGAAAACGAATCGTTCGACATCACCGAATTGTCCGGATCGGGCGCGGGTATTGAGCGCATGATGGGTTTGCAATCCGGCACAATGTCGTTTTCCGGGCATTTCCCAAAGAGCGCGCCGCGCACGGGCAACAGCGGATTGGTGACATGGGGTTCATCCAACGGGTATGCGCAATATGTTCAGGATTGGAAATTGGATGTTGATTTCGGCGAAATCGAAATCACCGCATTCAACGCCACCGCGCCGACGGCCAAACGATTCATGCCGAACGGTGTATATCAATGGTCGGGTTCGTACACCGCGCATGCGGTGAACGACAACACGACCGTGGCCTATCGCGTTCCGTCGGCATTGCACGCAACCGCGGCAACCGCGACATTCAAAATCACGGAAGATGGTGCGAGTGATCCGGCGTTCAGCGGTTCCGCGTTTGTCACGCAAATTTCAAACCCGATCCGCAAACCCGAAAAGCAGGCGTTGGCATACACGTTCCAAGGCACGGGGTCATTGACCGAAACCGTTGGTTCAACATTGCCGCCATTGGTTCGCGCCACAACGGGCGCAATTGGAACGCCCGATTGGGACACCGACGGCGACGGTGTGCCGGATGTTGCGGTGGTGTTCAACACGTTTGTTGGCGCGACAACGCACGCCTACAACGCGAAGGCGTTTCTGAAATCGTTGTCAATTGAGGTTTCACCCGGCCAACCAATCAAGGTTTCGGGTTCATTGCGTTTGAACGACGCAACCACATTTACGGTGACGTAATACCGGGGGCGACATGGCAACGGGTGGCGGCGGAACCATCGGTGCGGCAAACATCGAATTGGGCGTGGACACGTCCAAATTGGATGCGGGCATGGCCGCGGCCAAATCAAATGTGGAGGCGCAAACCGCCGCGATTGAATCGACCGCGCAACCGGGCGGTGCGGACGGGAACCGCGCCACATTGCAAAATCAAATCGTCGATTTGGTTGAGCAGGAATTAGAGGCCAAAAAGCAATTGGCCGCGGTTGCGAAAAATACGGGCGATCAAACCGTCAGTACATTGACCGAAGAGCAACGATACCAACAAACGTTGTTCGCGTTGCGCAAATCACAATTGACCGATGAACAATCTATCGTCAATTGGAAAAAACAGGGTTTGGCGGTTCAACAGCAAACCACAACAGCGACGAAAGAAACCGCCGCGGCGGTCGATGACATTGCGAAAAATGGAAAACAGGTTGGCGGCCCAAACGCGTTCACCAAGTTTTTCAACGATGATTTGAAGGAGGCCACGAAACTATTTGCCGCGTTCGGCAAATTGGCCATTTTCAAACAAGTTGCAATGGACGCGTACAACCTTGGGCAGGCAATCCGCGAATTCGTGATCGGTCAGTTGACCACGGGCGCGGAAGAGGTCAAAAAGTTTTCCGAAAATCTTTTGCCCAATGACACGTTGACCCGTGTGAAGGCTTACCAATCCGAGTTGGACACAGTAAACGCGCAAATGGCGTTGTTGTCCGAAGCGGATCCGCTTGAAATGGCGGCTAAAAAGTTGGCCGGTATTCCATTGACCGCCGCGGAAATTGATGCCACGTTCCTGCGATTGCAGGGCGTGACCATGGAAAAACTAAAAGACAAACAAAAAGAATTGAACGATTTGTTGCAACCAAATCTCGATCAGGTGAACGCGATTGCGCAACGCGAAATTGAGGCGCAACGCGACAAACGACGGGAAATGGTTGAATCGGAAAACTTGCGTTTGCAAATGGCGGGCGCAAAAACCGACACAGACAAATTGGATTTGAAATTTCGCGAAGATTTGCGGCAATTGAACAAACGAATTGACGCGGAAAAGGACGACGCAACGCGCCAAAGTTTAGAACAACAAAAACAATTGTTGTATCAAAACTACCGCGATGAATTGGCGAACATTCAAACAACAGAACAGGAAAAGGCGGACGCGCAATATCAAACACAAAAAGAATTGCGCGACCGCGAAAGCGAACGGCGCGATGAACGTTTGCAAAACATCCGCGATGAAAATGAGGCCGCACGAATTGCGTTGATTGAAGATCCGCGCAAACGTGCGGAAGAGGAATTTCAGGCCAACAAACGTCGATTGGAAAAACAGATTGCCGCCGAAACGGATCAGGCAACCAAATACGCGTTGAATGGCAAAATGCAATTGTTGGAGGAGACACACCAACAAACGTTGCGCAACATCGACCGTGAGGCGAACGAAAAACAAAAGGCGGATGCCAAGATTGCACAACAGCAGGCGGCACAATTGGCGGAACAATTCGCGCAATTGCGCGGCGAAATCAATTCGATGTTCAACGCGGGCAACATTGAGGTTGGCATCAATCGTTTGGGTTCGCTGTTGGAAGTGTTGATACAAAAGACCGGGGACGGGCGATAATGGCAACCATCACGGAAAAAGTAGACGGGCGCAAATACACGCGTGACGCAAACGGCACGGTTGCCGCATCACGGACGTTCGTTTGTTTGAATGCCGCCAATGAACATTCGGCGCGTGTGGCGTTTGAACAACACCCGGATTCTTCGCAATTCCCGGGCGCAACCGATTTCGGATTGGTGTTGGATCGGATCGATATTGAGGGCCGCGGCGGTGGTTCGCACTACATCATAAACGCGACATATTCCACGTTTCGCGGTGGGCGACGTGCGACCGAAACAACCGCAAACAACAACGTTCCGTTTTGGGGTTGGGAACGCGCCAAGGTTGAGGTTGAAATTCCGTGGTGTTGGGGTGAAAAACTCACGGGCGCATCAAACGATCCGGAGGATGTCCGAGTCATTTGGCGCGCGGGCGTTCGGACGATCACGGAACGACGTGTGCGGCGAACGTTGCGCGTGAATTTCGTATCGGATGACACGCGGACATTGGATGTCATCGCGGAGCAAGAGGACAACGTGCATGTGATCCGCGGCCAACGATATCATTTCATTGGCGCGGACGTGTCGCAAGATCCGAAAGACCAAACGCGGTTTGTGATTTCGTACACATGGGAATTGGACCGCGGAACGTATATGCCGTTTGACGGCCAAACGCAATTCATTCCGTTTGGTGATGAACGCGTGGCCGCGGCGGATGGTGTGGCATATATACCGTTGACACAAGGCGCAACACCGGATCAGGATGGCGGCGTGTTGTTGCGGTTTCCATATTATCGTTTGGATTTGATTGCAAACGGTGACCCGCGATTGGCCCCGCGTTGCATCGAATGGTCCGAATTGTTTTTGGATCCGAACGGTTGGCGCGAATTGCCAGGGATTCCGAACCTATGAACGGAATATCAAAAACATTCGATGCGCAACCGCAACCCGTCATTGGGCGAATCGTCGCGGTTCGCGGTGTGCGCAATGCCGATGGTTTCTATCCTGCGCAAACCGTTTCTTATGATATTGATGCAACCATTTCGGGTTCAGGTGTTATTCGGTTCACGAATCAGGTTCCGCAAATTCGATTGTTCACTGGTGATACCGAAATTGATGCGGCACGTTTGATCGGTTGCGCGTGTTTCGGTTTTTCGGTGATGAATCAAATACGGTGGGATTTCTACGAACCGCCCGCGTTGGGCGGTTGTGGTTCACCGGCATTCCGTCCCGGCATTGCGGGTGTTCCGTCGGACATGTCCGGAACCCCTGACATCGGACCGACAACGCCGGGAGGCACGCCATCACCAACGCCAACACCCGCTCCGGGTGGGGAGGTTTGATTGGATTATGTTTTCACCGGATGCGATTTGAACCGCATTGGTTGCATGCGTGATTTGGCGGAAAGATTGGTGGTGGTGGACATGGGAACGGATGACGTGTTCAACGTCACCATTGAATTGGTCACGGGTTCATGGTCAACCGCGGTGGCGCACATTCACTATGCCAATGCGTTGACCGGGCCCTGGGTTGATTTCACAAACAATTTGCGTTTCACAAGTGCGGATAGAACAACGGGATTAGTTGCGCATATCGGGCGATATGTGCGCGTTGAGGTGACCACAACACCCGGCGCGGAATGTCGCGTTGATGTCATCGTACACACGCGCCGGAGCGCGATTGGCCAAGAGGTTTTGGTATGACGTTCACGCGCAAATCACCGGATGATTCCGCGCCTGGCGCGACACGTCGCACGGCATCCGTGTTGTTTGATGATCATTTGGCAACAACAATCCCATGGGGCAACAGCACGGCATCCGGTGGCGCGGTGTTGCAATCCGGCGCGGCGGTGTCTGACAAGGCAATCGGCACGGTTTCATTTTCAACGGGCGCGACGGCGACGGGCCGAATTGCGGTGTTGTCGCATGTTGATGGGTTGTGGTTCGGTTCAACGCGGTACACGTTTGAATCACGCGCCGGTTTGTTGAATCTTTCGACCGCGCAGGAAACATTCACCGTGCGTTTCGGTTTCATGGATTCCGCCACGGGCGATTCAACGGATGGCCATTATTTCCGATATTCGCACGGCGCAAACTCCGGACGTTGGGAATGCGTCACACGCAACAACGGTGTTGAGGTGCTGACACAAACAACGGTGACCGCCGCGGCGTTGACATCGGGCGAACCATATTCGGTGTTTCGCATTGATGTTTCATCATCCGGAACGCGCAACGTTTTCACGATTGATGGGCGTGTTGTTGCAACCCATTCAACGGGTCCGAGTGGATCAGCACGCGCAACGGGTTTCGGATATTCCATTATCAAAAGCGTCGGAATAACGTTGCGCCAATTGGTTGTAGACTACACATATTTTGTTGCGAACATTCAGGGGGATAGGTGATGCCCGTTGTTTGGATCATCGCGTGCATCCGTGATCATTCGTTGGTCGATGACGATTCCCAACCGTTCGTTGATGAATTTTGGTCGGATCCCGCGGCATGGGCGGCGAAATATTCCGCGTTGGAACCCGCGGAACACAAGGCAATTGAATTGATTGTGGCGGATTTGTCCGGGGCATGATTGAATCAGGTTGGTATATTGGGCATGTGCCAACGTCGGCACGGGCCGATTGGCGATGAACAGCGGGGTGAACAATGGCGGTGGAATATTTAGTAGACGGCGCAACAACGTTCGCATCAACATCGTGGTTGACCGCATCCGGTTCCGCGGGTTCCGGATTCGTAAACACCGCTGAATTGATTGTTCCGGGCGGTGGCGCATCGATCACCGCCGGATTGGATCAATCCGCGGCGACATCAACGGGCATTCGGTATTTGATCATTTCCGAAAGTTATTCCGGCAACGTCGGTGACGCATCAACACCGTTGATCACAGAGGCCACCGACGGAACCGCGGCGGAATGGCGTTCGGACAATACTGAGGGCCGAATTGAACACAACGGAACGGGAACGTTGTTCGTAAAAGGCGATACCAACGGCATTGATAATTTGATGCAAAACGGCGCGGGCCGAACGTTGTTGACCGACGGAACCGCAACATATGTGCGAGTGCAACGCGGGACGTTCCAAAACACTGGCGCATCAACGGTGACAAATTGCACGGTACTTGGCGGAACAGCCAACATCGTGGCCAAATCGACATCCAACACCGCCGGAACATTGTTGAATTTATACGGTGGCGCGGCGACGATTGCGCGTCCGTTCACAACAATCAACGTTTATGGTGGCGTGTTGACCATCAATGTGACGCAGGCCGCGGCGGTGTCCGCGACAATCAACCAATTTGGCGGAACCGTGGTGTTGTTGGCGCACGGCAACAACGGAATCACAACCTACAACCACAATGGCGGGTTGTTTGATCCGTCGCGATTGCGCGTTGATACAACAATTGCAACCTATATCCGCCAATTCGGAGCGCAATTCACCGCACGCCCGAACGGTGCGCCGTTGACAATCACCAACACATACCGGAAAGATCCAAACGTCGGGCCCATCTAATGCCCAACCAAATATTGAGGCAACAAACGCGGTTGAACATCCGCAACAATCGGTTGGTGTTGAACAACACCGGGATCGATTGTTGTTGCACGAATACGCAGGCGATTCGGTTCCGCGAATGTTGCACGGGTTCACCGTCAATTTGGGTGTTGGCGGACATACTCACACAATACATCACCGCCATTCGGTACGGTGGCCGATGCTACTCGCGAACCACCGAAACCGTTTTGGTTTCGGATTTGGAAAAGCGTGGAATCGATTGGTTGCAAACATTGGACGGCGACACAATCCCGTTGTTTGGCAATTGCGGAACGTTGGTTGATTCCGGCCATTGCCCGCCATGCGAACCGCCAACCGATGAATGCTGTTACCGCGTCAACCGCGCCGCGTGTCGCGTGATTGCGGCGACGGGTCAACCGTACGATTCGCCGGAATGTTGCGTGTTGGGGTCCGGGTATCAATTGACGCGAACCGAAACGGTTTCGTTCATTCGATTTGGCGCGGGCTATCAACGTCGCACGGATGTTTTGTGTGACCCGTACATTTTCGACACCGCCGCGCCGTTGGAACAATACAACGAAACGCACACAACGATTGGCACCGCGGTATGTCCGTCGCAATCTTTCGTCGGTTCGCAAACCTATTCCAAACGCGGTGTGCGTTGGGTGAATGACGGTTTCGACGTATTCGGCTCAAACGTCATTCCGCGGAATCCGCGATACATCAACACCGACGCGGATTGGACGCGGCAGGATGTGTTTGATGTTCAGCCGGATCGGTCACCATTGGGAACGTTTATTGGGTTCCCTCTCCCCTATTTGTATCTTCCGGAACGCAATCCCGATCCGAACATGCCGCCTCTGTTGTCGATTTGCGATGGGGAAACGTCGGTGCGTCAGGATTTGAACAACGATGGCAACAACGAATTGGAATTTGATGCGCGCGTGACGGGCGCGTTTTCATGCACATCCGGACGTGTGGAATACGTTTCAACGGAACGTACGTTGTTTTGTTCCGATTTGGACAACCGCCCGTTTTATGTGACCGAACGTTGGCGGCAAACAATCGAATGGCAAATTCGGAACATCCAACGCGACCGTTGCACAATCGCGGAATGCAATGAATTAGGACGGATGCCGGACGAAAACGCATTGATCGGAACGCGAACGAATCCGATTGCGCAACGTGAAACGCGTTGCCAATCATGCCGCGAACAACCGGGGTTGTGATTGGATCCGCACACGATGACACAAATAGGATTGGAACGCGTCATTGGTTTGGCGCGTGATGGGCGTTTGGAAACGCGGTGGTTGTGGGCCGCGGTTCGCGGCGGTTGGCGGTATGTGTGGGCGGTTGCCGCGGGCGATATTGCGGACGATGCAACCGCCGCGCAACGCGTCCGAACATGCGCGGTATGTGATGCGGCGGACACCGTGCAAACATCGCGTGCGGGTTTGTGCGCTGTTTATTGCGGAACGGGAACCGCGACGGCATCCGGGCCGACGTGCGGTTGTTTGGTCGGCATCACCCGCGACGGCAACCCGATTGAACCCGCGGGGAAGGTTGTTGTTGCGTCCGAGTCATGCCCGCGGGCGCGGTGGTCATCGGTCACGCGTTGAACAGGTTGTGTGCGGATCCGATCCGGGCCGCGGCGATGTCACAAAAGCCCGTTGATAGGTCGATGCCAACGAAACGGAACCCTTCCGCAATTGCCGCCTTTCCCGTTGACCCTGAACCCATGAACGGATCCAATACGGTTCCGCCGGGAGGTGTGACCAATCGACACAACCACCGCATCAAATCATTGGGTTTGACGGTTGGGTGGTTGTTTCGGCGTTGCAATGGTTCAGCACGCAACGAACCATCCAAATCGCCCGTTCGTGAACCCGCATCACGCAACGGCAACGATTCGCATCCATCATCCCGATCCGTTGCATCCGCCTTGGCGCAATAAAAGAAACGCGCGGCGGAACCGTTGCCTTCATCCGGCATCAACCGCACAACCTCTTCCGAACCATCGTGAACAACGTTCGCGGGCCATCGACCCGGCGGATTGATTCGCGCAAATGTTCGGTTGTCTTTTTGATATATTCCATTTTTTCCGCTGTTGCCATTGCGAATCGTTGTTGTTTGTTCGTTTCCAATCCTACAACCATCGATGTTCAACGCGCCGCATCCGTGTTCAACAACATTGCCCGCAACGGTCATGCCCGCGGCGATAGGTTTGCGGCACACCAACACGGGTTCCCATGCGGGTTTCAACGCGGTTCCCCAACCTTCCCACCGCGCCGCGTCGTTTGTGAATGCTGTTGTGATGTCACCTTTGGATCGTCCCAAACGTTGACCGCCTAAACCGCCCATGTCTGAAACATATTTGCCAACAACCTTTCTTTGTTTCGTATTTTTACTTTCAACACTACGGATGTCGCATTCACGTTCGACCCATTCCGGAACATCGTTGAACAAATGACGGCACGCCTCCAAATGTTCACGCGTCATGATTGCGGGTTGTGATTCATTCGCGGTGTAATGTCCGCCCATTTGTGTTTTTGTCGCATCATCTATTTGTTTTGCCGTGACATTTTGCGAACGAACCCACGATGTGAACCGCAAACGTCGTTTGCGTTGTTCATCCGTGGCATCCATTTTGTCAATCGCCTTCCCGATATTGTGCGATTTTGGGAACCCCATCCCATGAACCCACATCACGCAATCACGGATTTCCCAACCCGCATCTTCAATTGCGCACGCCAACCGATGGAACATCCGCGTTCCGCCAAACGCCAACAAATGCGCGCCGGGTTTCGCAACGCGCAACGCCTCAACCCAAAACGGTGAACCCGGCACGCCACGATCCCAATCTTTTCCCATGAACGACAACCCGTAGGGTGGATCCGTCACAATCGAATCAACCGATTCCGCGGCCATGTTGCGCATGACGTGCAAACAATCACCGTTGAACAATTCCCACATCTTCCCCGTTGCGTGCGGAGTGTTCATTGCGCTTCCCTTTCGCGTTGTCGCAACATGCGTTCAAACTTGCGTTGTTGTTGTTTGGCGCGGGTGTCACAAACCGCACATGGCGCGGTGTTGCGTTTGCCGTTGCGCCATTTGCCGATTGTGCGCCGTCCGGTGTTGTCGCAATACGGGCATTTTGTCATTGATCGATTCCCACGAAATGCCCGTACCGATCACGCAACAGCGGCACGCGGCGGATTTCATTGCGCAATTCATCCGCAATGTATTTCATGGCGCGGCGTTCCAAATAGGCCACGTCCATCGGTTTCATGTTCAGCACTTTTCCAATTTCGGAAAATGACATGCACCATTCAATCGGTTCATTCGTCGTCGGGTTCATCGGTATTCGTTTCATCGTTCGGTTCCCTGCCAATCACATGCCCATACAACCGGGCCAACCGCGGATCGGCGCGAATGGCCGCCCGCAAACCTTCCTGAATCTTTCGGATTGCATCCCGTTCAATCCGCCCCGCAAGGTTGCGATTGATTCCCATTTGACGGGCCGCCTCTCCCAACGTCATCAACGGGCGCAATGTTGGTTTTCGTTGGCGCATCAATGATTCCGATCCTGACATACACACGCCCGCCGCGCATCACATGCCCGCGTGTTATCGTCAATTCATCAATTTGTTCATCATCTTTCCACACGCCCGCGTGTGTCAACGCATCCAACAACGCCTTGGTGAAATTGTCCAAATCGCGTTTGCGTTTGTCCGGTGGGTGCAACGTCAAATGAACGCGCAACCGTTGATCCAACGGTGTGAAACCATCGAAATGACACCGTAATGACATCACAACCTGTTCACGGAACGAACGCCCGCGCCGCGATATCAACACACGCGCGCCGAAACGCATGCGCACAAACCGCCAATATTGATTCACCGATGGCGGGAACGGAACGAAAAACATGCCGCGCCTCCCTTCCGAAACATCAACGCATGTGATGTCACAAACGCAACTGGCAATCCGAGTGCAATCATCATCACGATTTGCAATGCGTCATTCATTCGACCGCCTCCAACGGATTCACCGCGATTGGCCGCAACAATTCGTTGGGAATCCACACCACCAAATCGGTTGGATCGTCCGGATCGTTTGCGCGGTCATTTCTTTTGAAATAGGAAAGGCGCAAATCAACAGGGCGTTTCGTAATCCAACACCAATCCCAATCACGCGGACGCGCCCAACGAATATCCCAACCGCCGCGTTCAGGCCAACGCCAAACGATAAACGCGGGCCGATTGTGTTTCACATCCCAATTGAGCACCGCGCGCGCCTTGTGCAAATCGACCATTTGCCGCGGGTATTTCTTCGATAGGTTTTTGATTTCGATTGCGCAAACCGTCGGACCATCGGGCGTGCGTTGCGCGGTGTAGTCTATAAACGCGAATTCCTCACCCTCCACCAAATGCGGAA